TCCCCGTGGAGTCCCCCGCACAGGTCACACGCGGCGAACCCCGTGCCACCGCAGGCGCCACACCACCCCTGGCCGTCCTCCAGGTCCACGTCCCCGAACCCGGACCCGTCGCAGTAGGGGCAGGTGGCGCTTTGGGCCACGTCGGCGCAGGCGGGGCACTGGATGGCCTCGGTGGCGGCGAGCACGTCGGCCGCGGTGGTGTCGTCGGTCATACCCCCCTCTACCGCCGCGCGCCCAAGGCGTAAAGAAACCCGCCGACCTACCAGGGGGCGGGTCGGCGGGTGGCCGGGAGGGTGGCGGCCTAGTCCTCGTGGGCCAGGAGGAGGGCGTTGGCGCAGTCCATGTCGTACCGGGCGGCGAAGCGGACCAACTGGGACCCGCGGGGGACCCGGTAGGTGAGTTCCACGAACGTGGACCCGCACCCGTCGTCCACCTTCTTGCGGTCGGTGACCCGGATGAACCCCCGGTTCTCCAGGGCTCGGATGGCGCCGCTCTGGGCCCGGGTGACCCCCTCGATCCGGCCGCGGCGGAACTGGCGGGTGGACGATGGTGCCCGAAGGACCCCCCGGCCCATGGCGATCAGCATCTCCCGCGCGGCGGCGTTGAGCTTGGACCACACCACCTCGGGGTCCACCCCCTGGGGGATCGACCCGATGGGCTTGTGCATGATGCGGAGGCACCACGCCATCTGCTCGGCGCGGGGGGACATGCCGTGCAGGTACACCCGGCTGCCGTTGTAGTCCCCCGTGGTGGACTTGTAGTGCTCATACGTGGCCGTCACCGAGCCGCGGAGAAGGCCGTCGTCCAGGAGGGACTTGTACCCGTGGATCAACGCCGACCCCTCGCCCTGGTACTTGCCCCGGCTGTTGACCCGGCACTGCCAGTGATCGGGGGCGTACCCCATGGGGGACTCCTCGTTACGGTAGCGCCACCCCTGGACCTTGGACAACGCGTCCACGAGGGCCTTGCGGCGGCCCTTGGACAACTTGAAGGCGGCAGTGGCCGCCGCCTCCCAGGAGTCAAACCCGTCGTCGGTGTCCGCGAGCCAGGCAAGGCCCTCGTTCTGGGCGGCATCACCCCACTCCGCGCGGACTTGGTCGGCGTTGAGGAACCCGCGCGCGATCACGAACCCGCAGTCCCCAAGGGGTGGGAGGTCGGCGGCTGACCGGCCATCGAGGAAGGTGAGTGTGGTGGTGGTGGTGGTGGTGGTGGTCATCGGTCTGTCCTGTCGTTCTTGCGTGGTGTGGTGGTGGGTGTGGTGGGTGGACTACTTCTCGCCGGTGGCCAGGTACCGGCACGCGGCGGCGGGGTTGTCGAAGGACGCGGACGTGCCCATGCCGGACCCCATGGGGCCGGTGTACCGGTACACGTGCCAGGTTCCCCCCGTGCAGGACATCTTGCCCAGGGGACGCAGGCCGTCCCGCTCGCTCACGTCCCAGCAGGGGGAGGTGGGGGAACCGGGAAGGCGGCGGACACGGTCAGCGGTGGAGCCGTGAGCGCGGAGGAGGGACTTGAGGGTGGTACCGGTGGGCATGTTGGTGGTGGTCATGGGTCTGTCTCCTGCGGGGGTGTCTCCCCCGTCCCCATGGTGACCCGGCACCACTGGCACGTCTATCTATTTGGTGAAAATAACCGATTCTGTGGCCCACCCCTGCGCCGACCTGCGCCCCCGCGCGCTGTGCCCCGGGTGGGGGTCCCACCTTCCCCTTCCGACCAGGGCAGGGCCCCGCACGCCACGATGGGGGGTCTGCGTGGTCGTTGGCTAGGTGCTGGCGAGCCCACCCCCCAGGACTCCCGGAACTTGTGAGGGTGAGCACAGAAAAGCCCCCCGGGGGTGACCCAGGGGGCAGGGGTGTGACCGTGTAGGTCAGGAGGCTCTAGTTGGCGCCCAGTCGGGCGTCCAGCTCGGCCACCACGGCGGGGTCCGGGGTGAACCCCTCCGGGAGCCGGGCGAGCCGCTTGCGGAGGTAGGACGTGGAACACTCGATCGCGGCGGCCACCTGCTCCTTGTCCTTGCCGGCGTCCAGTTGGGACTTGGCCCACCCGAACAGATCGTCGGGCTTGCCCCGCTTGCGTCCGTCACCGTTGGACTTGGACCGCTTGGTGCGGCTGGTGGCGATCCGGTCGGCCATGGCGCCGAGCAGGGTGCCGATCTCCGCGAGCAGGGGGTCGTTGGCGGCGGCGATCTTCTCCTGGACCGCGGCGGCGGCGGCAACCAGGGGGTCCACGTCGGTGCCCTTGGGCGGCGGCGGGATCTTGAACCCCTCCTGGGGATCCCCTTCCCGGACCACCACGGGGGCCGTGGGGGCCTTGTCCTTCCCCTTCTTCTTGGGGGCCTTGGGTCGCGGCGCGGGGGCGGGATCCACCTCCGGGGCGTCGGCGGCGGCCGGGGTCACGAGCCACACGTCGTCCGTCCCCACCTTCTCGATGGCCTTGGCGGCGCGGCCCTCCACCAACTCGGCGTGAAGGACCGACCCCTCATCCGCGGCAGCGGCGGTGACCCGGTACCGGGCCTTGGCGCGGCGGCTCGTTTTGATCACGTCCCCCACCACCAACTGCATGGCGGCGTACTTCCCCGCGGGGCGGTCATCCGCGACGGGAGTGTCGTCGGCGTCGGGGTCCCCGATCTCGGTCCCGTCCCCCTTGGGGGTGGGGGTGTGGTGGGGAACTTCCGGCTTTGGCGCGGGGGTGTCGTCGGCGGGGGGCGTCACCTGTCCCACGGGGTCGATCGTAAGGAGGTCGGCGTCGGCGTTGGGGCCGTGGCGGTCCATCCACGCGTCGATCGCCCCGTCCGGGTCGCCGTCCCACTGGGCGGGGAGGCTCCAGGACCCCTCCGACATCACGGCGCCGGCCCGGAGCAGGCACGTCTCGGCGGCGGCGCGGCCCTCCGGGGTCTCGCCCAGTTCGAAGAAGATCGCCACGTCGTTGGCCGTCACGGCGTACTCCTCGGCCACGTACTCGATCAAGAGGCGGGCGGAGGGGCCAGTGAGGGTGGGAGGGGCGGGGGTGGTGTTGGTGTTCTCGGTCATCGTTCTGTCCTTGTCTCCCGGGGGGCTCCCCCGGGGTTCCAAGTATCCCCTAGCGCCGCCGCCCGACAAGGGATCGGTGAAATCAACCGAACACGGGGGCCGCCCGTCCAGGCGCCCCCGGGGGGTGCGGGGTGGGACCGGGGCCGACCCCCTCCACCACCATGAGGTGCGCAAAACGCGCACTTTTGTGGGTGTCCCGCGGACACCACGGCGCGCCGCAGCGGACCTCACCCGCGCGGGTGAGCGAGCGCCAGGAACTCGGCCCGCACCTTGGGGTCGTCGCGGAACTTGCCCAGGAGGGCCGAGGACACCATGGCCACGTCGGTCTTGTGGACCCCGCGGGTGGTCATGCACTGGTGCTGCGCGCGGATCACCACACCCACGCCCAGGGGGTTGAGCGCCTCCTGGATCGTGTCCGCGATCTGACGGGTGAGCTTCTCCTGGATCTGGAGGCGCTTGGCGAACGCGTCCACCACCCGCGCCAGCTTGGAGATCCCCACCACCCGGTCGCGCGGCAGGTAGGCCACCGTGGCGGTGCCGATGATCGGCACGATGTGATGCTCGCAGTAGGACTCCAGGCGGATGTCCGTGAGCACCACCATCTCGTCGTAGCTCTCGGTCTCCTCAAAGGTCTTGGCCAGCATGGCGGCCGGATCGGCGTCGTACCCCCCGAAGAACTCCTCGTAGGACCGAACCACGCGATCTGGCGTCCCGACAAGTCCCTCCCGGTCGGGGTCGTCCCCCGCCCAGCGGATCAGAGTGCGGACTGCGGCTTCGGCTTCTTGGCGGCTGGGCTTCATGGAACTCCGGTGATCTTGTGGGTCTGGAGGGACAGGCGCCACTCCGGGAAGGCTTGGCAGTACGCCGCGGCGCGGCGGATGTTGTCCACGTTGAGGACGGAGACCCCCACGGCGTGGGGGACGGCCTCCGGGCTCACGAACAGGTGGTCGAACCCCGCGGTGATCTCCGCGTACTCCTGGGGGTTGTAGCTGGGGACCACCACCTTCAACTCCGTGCCGCGGCGGATCACGATCCGGTCGGGGGGAGTCTTGGGGCTCACGCACACGTGGTCCACACCCTCCCGCACCCCGTGGGGGACCTTGGGGGCCACGGTGCCGTTGGTCTCCACCGCCAGGATGGCGTCGGGGTACGCGCCCCGGAGGGCTTGGATCAGCTCGCGGTCGATCTGGAGGAACGGCTCGCCCCCGGTGATCACGATCAACGGCGGAGGGTCCATGCCTGCGTCCTGGGCCGCCAGGACCACCCGGTCGGCCACCTCCGCGGCGGTGAGGGTGTCACCCCCCACAAAGTCCGTGTCGCAGAACACTGGGCACTTGGCCCCGTTGCGCTCCGCATCTCTGGCGCGGTCCTTGTCCAGGCCATTCCACAAGTTGCACCCCGCGAACCGAAGGAACACCGACGCGCGGCCGGCGTGGAGGCCTTCCCCCTGGAGAGTGGCGAACACCTCCTTGACCCGGTAGGTCACGCGCCCCCCTTGGTCACCTTGGCGCCGATGATCACCAGGGTGTCCTCGCCGTCCCGGTCGAACGTGTCGTCGGGGTCGTTGTCGATCCACTGGTCCAGGGCGTCCCACTGATCTGCGGGAAGGGACAGGTGGTAGTACCCGTCGTCCGCGGGGGTCACCTTGCGGCTCCGCAGACCCGCGACTTGGCGCCGGATCTCGCGGAAGCCGTTGGCCGCAGGGGACTCGTTCTCCATGTCATGCACTCCCATCCAGGTACTCCTTGGGCGCCCGGAACTGGGCGCTGTTGGTGCCGTGCTCGCGGCACTCCACCATGGCGATCTTGACGCGGGGGTAAGCGCCGTTCTTGCGGAGCCACTGGTCCACGTGGCGCCACACGTACTCCGCGAACGCCTCACACCCTACCGCCGGAAGGACAGACAGGTCCACCACCCCCTCGGGGAGGCCGCGGATCGCCGCCAAGGCGGGGTCGTCGGCAGCCAGGACGAGCTTGTGGTCGAAGGTGTCCTCCAGCCACTTCTTGACCTCCTTGAGGGCGCCGAAGTCCATCACCCAGTTCTTGTCGTCCAGGGTGGCGCTGTGGAACTCCAGGTGGAACCCCAGCGCGTACCCGTGGATCAGGGAGCAGTGGGAGTGCGTGGCGCGCCACTGGCGGAACGCGCAACTCCACCCGGGGGTGTAGGTCTTGGTCGAGACGTAGGGCATGGGGCTCCTGGCGCGGCGATCCTACAACGGGTCGCGGCTCACGGTGTAGTAGGTCATCCCCGGGTTGTGGCCGATCTTGTCCCGCACCCCCATGACCCCCAGGCGGATCGCCAGGAGGCGGAAGCACGCCACCTCCCCGTCCGCGGTGAGGCGGGAGGTGTCCCCGCGGATAGCGCCGGGGGCGTTGTACTTGAGGCAGGACTCGTGGGCCCACCCGTCGAACAGGTCGAACATGGCCTGCGCCACCTGTTCGTTGGTCCCCGGATCCCGGAACGGCGCGGCGGTGGCCTCCTGAATCGCGGCCTCCATGGGCTCCACGGTGTCCCGGAACGCGGGGAACCCCACCTCCGCCAGGGTCTGGAACGTCACCTCCACCGTGCCGTAGTGGCGGTGCCCCTTGAGCTTCATGGCGGAGTTGAGGTTGTGGAACTCCAGGCCCAGGGGGCCCACCGTGATCGTCTCCAGCCTACGTCCCACGCGCGGCCTCCCTTTCCTTGTCGAGCGCGTCCAGGCGCGCCATCTCCTTGCGCCACCGGAACCGCAGTTTGCGTTCCAAGGCCATGTACCACTCGATCTCGGCGCGGAGGTGTTGGTGGGTGCCGCCGCGGACGGACATCTTGCCGTACACCTTCCAGTTGCCGAAGGCGCACGGGGCCGTCTCCCAGTTGCTCGCGTCCGCGCTGTGGAACGGGAACCGCATGAGGATCTCCTCGCTCGCGATCCCGAACGCGTGGATCTTGTGGGGCCACGCGCGGGCGAACACCTGCTCGATGAACTTGATCTTGCGCGCCTTGTGGAGTCCCACCATGCCCCCCACCGCGAACTTGGGGTAGCGCTTGACCTCCTGGACCACCTCCCAGGGCTCCCCGATGTGCATGGTGGGGATCACGGGGATCCCCTGGCGCACCATCTCCTCACAGTTGCGCAGGGACGCCTCGGGATCCCCGATCACGTCCAGGCCGAACACCTCCGTGAGCTTGGGGTCCTCCTCCAGGAGCCGGGCGCACGTGTCGATGTACTCCTGGAGGTCGATGGTGACCCCGCTGTTGGCCGCCGAGTAGGCGCCGCTGTCCATCACCCAGTCCCGAAACCCCATGCGGTGGCGGTGCTTGAGGAACCCGGACAGGTAGAAGTACGACACCAGCACCGCGGGCTCCTCCCCTTGATCCGGGGCCAGGCCCATGACCGTGCGCTCGCTGGTGACCAGCGCCATACGCATGGTTGGACTGTCCGCAGCCGCGGGGCCGCGGGCCTGGGTGCCGGTGATCGCGTGATTCACGTTGGACCCCAGGGCGAACCGGACGTTTGGCGCCTCCCCCTGGGGAGCACGGGGAGGGAAGGCGCGGACGGTGCGATCCATGGTGCGGTCGTTGACCGCCATTCGGACAGTGGGGCTGTCCTCACTAGGCATGAACCCCCCGAAGGCCTTGACCGTGCGCGCGGGGTCGGTGATCCCCACCGCCAGGCGCACGGTGGTCATGCACTGGCGGCCTCCCGCGCCGCGGCGGTCTTGGTGCGCGCCGCGTCCACGAGGTCGTCACCGTCCCACCCCGGGCCCAGGAGGGTGTCCAGTTCCTCCTTTTGGTCCGGGGACAGGAGGACCTTCCACGCCTTGACCCCGTTGCGGCCCCCCACCTCGGCAGGCTCGCCACCGATGGCGTCCTCGGACTTGCCGTCGTCCCCCGCGGGGTCGGCGTCCGGGTCCACGTCCGGGGTCTGGAACTCCGCGTTCATGAGGGGTTCCAGTTCGTAGTCCTCCCACCCCAGACCCGCGGTGCCCCACCCCGCGGCGTCCAGGTCCGCGAAACGGCCCACCAACTCCTCGTAGTCCCACTCCGCCAACTCGGCGGTGCGATTGTCGGCCAGGCCGTAGGCGATGGCGTCCGCCTCCGTGTCGAAGGTGCGGACGTTGGCGGCGATGTGGGTCCACCCCAGGGCCAGGGCCGCGTCCACCGTCCCGTTGCCGGCGATCACGATGTCGCGGCCGCCCTGCTCCTCGGTCTGGCGCCACACCACGATGCACTTGGCCTGCCCCGACTGGCGCAAGCTGGCCATGGTGGCCTCCCGGTTGCGCTGGTTGTGCTTCCGGGCGTTCTTGGGGTCCAAAGTGAGCCCCGCGATCGGGACCGCGAGGGGACGTAGTGACTCGTTGATGTACTCGTGTTGTGCGGGCACGGTTCCTCCTGGCACGGGCCGCCGCGCGTTTGGTCTACTTGGACCGCTTCTTGCTGCGCTTCCGTGTCTCGCCTTGGCCGGTGGCCTTATCGGCCATGGCAGCGGCCGATTCCAACTTCTCGGGGGGCGGAGCGTCCGGTTCCAGGACCACGGGCTCCGGCTCCATGACCACGGGGGTGGCCTTGGGGAACACCTCCTTGTGGATGGCCGGCACGTCCAGGGTCTGGCCCATCTTGCCGCCGCTCCGTCCATCTACGAACACCACGCACTTGCCCCCGGCGCTCACGGGGCACCGGACGGCTGCGCCGTCATAGGTGGCCCACACGCCGCCCTCGGCGTCGATCTCGTGGTTGGGTACGTCGGGGATGGGTCGTCGTTCGGGTGTGGGCATGGTGTGTCGTCCTCCTATACCCCCAGCGCCCCGCCGACCGCGCGACCCAGCACCTTGGCGGCGCGGAGTCCCAGGTCTTCGAGCGCGTCCAGGAGTTCCGCGCGCCGGCGAGCGATACCAGCGAGTTGCTCGGTGGTGCCGTCCCGGTAGGCGCGCCATTCCTCGGGGGACATCATGGCCACGATCTCCTGCTTGGCGCGGAATGTGTCCCCCCTCTTGAGGGCGCGGAAGATGTCCGCGGCCTCGTCCTTGGCCAGGCCGACGAGGTGGTCCTTGTTCTCGTCCCACCAGCGGCCAGCTACGCCGCGGAGTTCACCCGCGACCGACTCCCAGAGTTCCCGGGTGATCAGATCCCCGACGCTCACTGGCCGCCGCCTTCCTCACCGCCATCGGCGGCGGGGGCGTCGTCGCAGTCCTCACCCTTGACGATCGCGTCGATGCACTCGGCCTGCTTGGCCATGGCGTCCAGGTCGTCCTGCGTACACTTGCCGTTGCCGTACCCGTCCGCCTCACAGGACGCGGCCACGGCCTTGGTCTGGACGTGGTGATCTTCCGCGGGGTGGCGGAGAGTCTTCTTGAGGCAACCCCCCAGGGGGAGGAGCAGGACCGCGAGCAGGACCAGGGAGGCACGACGCATGGTGGCAGTGTGCCCCACCCCCGGGGTGCCCGTCCAGTCCTACTCCACCGTGCGGATCCTGCGTGCGTAGTCCGCCAGGAGGAGGGCGTCGGCGGTGGCATGGACCACCTTGGCCCCCGGGAACAACTGCTGGGCGCGGGCCTTGGTGACGTTCTTGTCCCCCTTGGACCGGCAGGACATGGCCCCCTGCCACTTGGCGGGGGTCACCAGTTCGTACCGCACCCCGGCCGCCGCCAGGGCCATCTCGCAGTGGCCGAACGACATGCCGAACTTGAAGGTGCTCGCCACCCCCTGCTTGGGCATGGCGCTCACCTTCTCCAGCACGGCGAACGAGATCTCCGCGCGGTGGCGGTCGAGCCACTCCCACACGTCGCGCAGGGTGTTGTCCAGGCGGATCACCTCCACCAGACCCCCGTCCCCGTCCACCACCGCCATGGCGCCGGACTTGCCAGGGTCCACCCCCAGGTAGTTCACCGGGGCCACACCCCCAGGATAGCCAGGCCGGTCACCAGCGCCAAGGCCACCCGGAGCATGAGCCGGTCATCCGAGGGGACTACCACCGGGCGTCCTTGTCTGGGTCAGCTCGGCGGCGGAAGTCCTCCAGTGTGGGGCGCACCGCCAGACTGTCCGAGCAGTTGCCGTGCTTTTGGCACCGGGTCCGCCAGTCCGTGAGCCCCGCTCGGAGGCGCCGCCACTTGGGGACGTGCTTGTGCCAGGCCGCCTCCACCTTGGTCCTGTCCTTGCCGTACCCGGCCCAGGCGTGGCGCACGTCCTCGCTGGTGCAGGGTGTTCGCTCGGAGATCTCCTCGGCGCGGAGGGCCTTGGATTCCCGGTTGTAGTGGCGGCGGCACACCTGGCGCGCTCGGATCGCGGCGCGGAGGGCCGACCACAAGGGCACGTCCAGGATCTCCGGGGGGACGCACGCCCCCAAGTCGTGGAGGGCGTACCCGGCCACCTGGCCGTGATTGCCCCGGGTGGCCAGGTCCACGGGGTGATCCTCGATCCCCCAGTAGAACGGGCACCACTGGGGCAGGCGGCCCCGCTCCATGAGCTTGGGGAGGATGTGGGCCCCAGTCCACCCGTCCCGGCTGTGGATCCCCACCGGCCGCGTGCAACCGCCGCTCTCCACCAGGCACAGGTCTGTGACAATCCCGTCCGGGATGTCTTCGAACACCGCGTCCACGAACAGGCTGGACTCCATGGGGTCCATGGGGTCCACCAGCGCCGGTGCGTCGGCCGGGAGGCCGGACAGGGCGCCGGGAGTGATGAAAAGGGCGAGCAGCCATGCGTAGAGCTGTTCCATAAGCCGGTGACCCTACCTAGCGCGTCACACGCGGGCAAGGACCCCCTGGGTCACGTGCCAGTGCTCGCGAGCCACGGCGCGGAGCGCCTGGGCGGCCTGGTGCGCGATCACCACCACGGTGCGGTCCTGCGCCAGTTCCCCCACGGCGGCAGATACCCGGGCCACCCCGTCCGCGTCCAAGGCGTCAAAGATCTCGTCGCAGAAGATCGTGCTGTGACGTTCCCCACGCGCCGCCTCGGCCACTTGGGCTAGGGCAAACATCAGGGCCACGTCCACACGACGACGCTCTCCGCCGCTGGCAGACGCGTACCCGCGCCCGCCATCACCCGCCAGGGCCTCGGCCTCGGCCACCGCAGCGTCGTCGTCCTCCAGAAGGGCGGCGGCCTGGGTGTTGTGGTCCGTCTCGATGGACAAGGCCACTTGATCCTTGACCCCGCCGTCCTTCTTGGTGCCGTAGGGGCGAAGGACCAGGCGGAGGTTGCCGTGGCAGATCCGGCCGAGCCACGCGTTGGCGGCCGCCTCGATGGCGGAGATCGTCTTGCCCAGGAGGTGTGCCCGCACCCCCTTGGTCCCCAAGGTTTTGACGGCGGCCTTGAGGTTGACGAGCGCCGCGGCGGTGGTCTCGGCCTGGACTTCCAGGGCGGCCTGTTCCTGCTTGGCGGCGATCAGGTCGGCCGTGGCCTGGGCCCGTTGGTCCTCCAGGCCGTCACGGTGGGACTTCTCCCGGTCGTAGGCAGCGGCGGCAGCGGCCGCGGTGGCGGCCTTGTCGATCTCGGTGGACAGGTCGGCCTGCTCCCGGCGGAGATCGGCCAGGTCGGCCTCCAGGTCGGCCACCGCGTTCTGGATCTCCTGCTCCTTGGCGGCAGCAGCGGCCTCGGCCTTGGCCACCGCGTCCTCCAAGGACGCGCGGAGGTCGTCCCCGATCGGCTGGCCGCACGTGGGGCAGTTGGCCGCGGACAAGCGGTCCCGCTGGCGGCGAGCGTCCATGGCCGCGGCCTTGGCGTCCCGGCCCGTCCCCTCCACCTTGCGGATCTCCTGGGACCGTTCCCGGATGTCCCGGGTGGTCTGGGTCTGGAGGTCCCGCAGGCTCGACGCTGCATCCGGGTCGTAGTCAGGGGGTGGTCCCAGGTCCCCATCGGGTGGGACCAAGCCAGCGAGACGCGTGCGGATCCCCGCCACCCTCTCCTGGACCACCCGGAGGTCTGCCCCCACCCCCGCGGCGTCCTTCTCCAGGGTGCGGAGGTCAGCCAGGGCGGCACGGTACGCACCCTCCAGGCCCCCAGCCCCCGTGAGGGCTTCGATCATGCGCTTGCGGTCGGCATCAGTGGCCATGGTGAAGTTGGCCGCGTCCTGGCTGGACAGGACACACGACCGGCGCCACTGGTCGAACGACCCGAACTTGGCGTCCAGTTCGGCCTGGGCCTTGGTGGTGCTGTCGTGCTTGGGGCCGTTGTCCCACTTGACCTTGACCCGCCCCTTGGGGGTGCGGCGGTACAGGACGCCCCCCACCCGGACGGCGGCGCTGATCTTGGACGGGTCCAGAAGCCCCTCGTTCCACAACGGCGCCCCTCGGAGGGTCTTGCCCCACACTGTGAGGGGCACCGCCTCGATCAGGGTGCTCTTGCCGCTCCCGTTGTCCCCGGTGACCAGGACCACCCCAGTGTCGGGGAGGGTGAGGGTGGTACGAGAATGGCGGGTTACGCCGCGGAGGTAGATCTCGGAAACACGCATCAGTCTGTGCGGAGCGCGGCCTTGTAGTCGGACACGATCTGGCGGCCAGGCCGCACGTCCATCCGGGGGTCGCGGTCGATCAGATCTAGCGCGCTCTCCAGTGTGGCGGAAAGGCGGTCGGCGTGAAACCGCAGGAGGTGGAACTCCCGAACGATCGGCGCCAAGACGGGGTCCGTCTGACATCGGTGGCGGGCCGCGGCCACCTCCAGGTTGTGGGCGAACACGAGGTACCGGGGGACCCCCTGGTCCCGATCCGCCGCGTCCTGGTAGCACGCGCGGACCACCGCCGGGGGCAGACCGAAGGGACGATCGGGGGTGTGTTCCATGGCCACTAGACTACCCCCTCCGCGGTGACGTAGTGGCGCACCAGGCGGAGAACCTCATCCCGGTCGGGATCCCCCTCAAAGGGGGCCATGCCCACGTACTCCGCCACGGCTCGTTCCACCGTCTCCGCATCCCGGGCGCTCATGGCCGCCGACTCGATCCGGCGCCGAACATCCTCCGAGTCCACCACCACCTCGTACCCCGCCGGGTGGGCGTCGCTCTCCGCGAACGCAGCGTTGACGGCGGCCACCGCATCCGGGCTCGCCACGATCTGGACGTACACCTGATTGCCCGACCCTCGGTGGGTGTCACTGGCGGCCGTGATCGCGTCCCGGACGTTGGCGGTCTTGACGAACCGGGGGCCGTGGATCACCTCCCGTCGTAGGCGCTCCCCGGGGGCGCTGGCGCTGTCCCACGTGATCAAGGACCCGTAGGGGTCGCGCCCCGGGTCCAGTTGGCGGACGGTGGATGGGTTGTCCCACCCTGTAGGGCACAGCGCGCCCACCTGCATGATCTCCAGGCCGTTGTCGAACCTCCACGACCGGTGCTCGTGCCAGTCCCCGGCCAGGACCGACGAGAACCCCCACTCGTTGGCGATCTCCGCCAGGGTGTTCACGTCGATGGCCCCCTCCGCGCCCGCGAGCCACGGGGGAGTCCGGGCATCTTTGATCCCCATGTGCAGGACCAAAAGCGCTCCCTCCGGCCACCCGGCGCCCACGTCCGTGTAGGCCAGAGCCGCACGGATCACGTCCTCGGCCTTCCCGGGGGCGTAGGGGACCAGGACCACCGCGGCGCCATCCTGGGACAGCACCTTGGGACGGTCCACCACGTCGGCCACCGGGGCCATGGGTCCCAAGGCGTGGTCCCCCTGCGTCTCGCTCCCGTGCTCGTGATTCCCCAGGACCAACTGGCCCCAGTGGTCCCCCGGGCCATAGTCCTCGTTGGCCCCCTCCTTGGACAGCGCCGCCTGGGCCATGGCCACGATCTGGGGCGGGACGTGGAGGCTGTCGAACAGGTCCCCCGCGCACACGAACAGGTTGGCCCCGTCCATCCTGGCGCGGGACACGGCGCGGGAAAACACCGCCCCGGTTAGTTGGCCGCGGCGGTTGATCCCCGCCACCACCTCCCCGCCGTGGCGGCGGTGATTGGCTACATGCACGTCGGCTACGGTTGCGACTCTCACACCCCTACCTTGCGCACCTTCCGTCGGATCGCTTCCATGATCTTGGGGTGCTCTCGGAGGTACGTGATGGCGTTGGCGCGCCCCTGGGCCACGTTCTCCCCCTTGTAGGCGTAGAAACTGCCCTTCTTGTCCATCACCCCGGCGATCACGGCGGCGTCGATCACTTCCGCGGCCTGGTCGATCCCCACCCCGAACGCAATGTCGAACTCGGCCTCCTGGAACGGCCGCGCCACCTTGTTCTTGACCACCTTGACCTTGGTCTTCATGGCCACGGTCTGCTCCCCGCTCTTGACCGCGGAGATCCGGCGCACCTCCAGGCGCACGCTGGAGTAGAACTTGAGGGCGTTGCCGCCGCTGGTGGTGGTGGGGGAGCCGAAGAACTTGCCCACCTTGGACCGGGTCTGGTTGATGAACAGGACCAGGGTGCCGTTCTTGGACGTGGCTGCGGTGAGGCGGCGCATCACCTTGGACATCATGCGCGCCTGGAGGGCCATGGGCTGGTCCTCGATCTCCCCGTCCAGTTCCGCCTTGGGGGTGAGGGCGGCCACGCTGTCCACCACCACCACGCCGAACCCCCCGGTGCGCACCACCATGTCCACCACACCCAGCGCCATCTCGCCGTAATCCGGCTGCGAGATCAGGAGGTCGTCGGTGTTGACCCCGATGGCCTCCGCGTACACGGGGTCCAGGGCGTGCTCGGCGTCCACGAACGCGGCGGGCAGGCCGAGCCGTTGCGCCTCCGCGATCACGTGGAGGCACAGGGTGGTCTTGCCGCTCGACTCCGGGCCGTACACCTCCACGATCCGCCCCCGTGGAAGGCCGCCCACGCCGATGGCGTCGTCCAGGCCCATGGACCCGGTGCTGATCACGTCGTGCTTGAAGTCGGACGCGGAACCCAGGCGCCGGGCCGCCTCCCCGCCATACTTGGCCTGGATGGCATCCAGGGCGGAGGTGAGGGGGCTGTCCGCGGTGGCGGCGGGTTTGGGGTCTTTCTTTTTCCGTGGCATGGTCGGTCCTCAAAAGGCGCCGCGCCCCCGGGGGCAAGAACGGTCCCCGTGGCGCGACTGCGGGTGTTGTTTCAATGCAAGGGACACCGCCCGCTGGTCCCCAGGCTCCCCCTAGAACTGGAGTTCGTCTTCCTCGTCGCGCTCCACCGCGGTGGTGTCCACGTAGTCCCCGGCGGACGGGCCCTGGGGCTCCCGCGCGGGTTGGCGGCGCTCACGTCGGGGAGCGGACCCAGCCGTGCCGTCACCCACGGCACGGGTACCCCCGTCCTTCTCGGTGCCGTCCGGGTTGAGCATCACCGGGCTCATGGCGTCACCGCGCAGGATGGCAGCCATCTGTGCGGGGGTGGGCACCTTGACGTACTCCCGGAGGTCGTGCTGGCCATTGATCCACGCTAGGGCCACCTGGGGGTCCTCCGCCAACGGGGTGGGGCGGATGTCCGCCTGGAACGCGTAGGACGTTCCCTGGCGGCCGCTCCCCTCCTTGGTGATGATCAGATCGAACCCGTTGGGCCCGGGGGTCACCAAGTTGCGCCGAGCGCGGCCGACCATGAGGCCGCGGATCTTCTCGTACTGGGACTTCCCCTTCCACTTGCCGTAGGGGTAGGACACCTCGTAGATCAGAGGGCCCGCCGCCTCGTGGTCCCGGTTGATCACGTTCATCAGGACCCGGTGCTTAGCCTCCATGTCCTTGGCCAACTCCTGGTCCAAGGCGTCCTGACTCGCCTTGAGCCGCGCCGCCTCGGCGCAGATCGGGCACGGCTCCCCCTTCATCTTGCGGGGGCACGGCACGCTCACGTACTGGCCCGGGTCGTCGGGGCGCTCATAGAAGTGCTTCCACAGGACAAAGAACGGCTCCGGCTTGGCGCCGTTGTCCGCGAACCACTGCTGCCACGCCATGGGCGGGGGCAGGATCCGCACCACGTTCTCCCCCTGGGAGACGGTGAAGAACACGCTGGCCTCAGCAGCCGCGGTTTCCTTGGCCTGCTCCGCGGCCTCGGCGGCGACGTCCAGGTCGTAGTCGAGATAGGGCTGGAGGGCTTGATCGTTTCCGTTGGTCATGGTGTTTCCGTCTTTCCGTTGCTGTCTGTTGTCCGTTATCCGTTAGCCGGGGGGATCCCCCGCCATCTCTTTGCGCAGGGTGGCGCCGAGTGAGATCAGCATCTCCCTTTTGGTGCCCACCGCGGACACCACCCCGTCCACCCTCTTGCGCGCCGCGACCGTGTCCGCGTAGTGCTCCTGGGCGGCGGTGTGCCGTTGGCGCGCCTGGAGGAGGATAGGCTGGATCTGGGTGTGGGCGTTGATCTGGTCCACCGTGGGCTTCTTGATCGTCTGGTCCGCGTCCAGGGCCGCTTTGGCCGCGATCCACGCCCGCGCCTCGGCCTCCTTGATCGCCGCCTTGGCCTCGTCGGCCGCAGCCTTGGCCAGCATCTCGTCCCGCAGCGCCTCCGACGCCTGGGCGCTCCAGTACGCCAGATCCGGGGCCACCCGGATGTACTCGTCGGTGATGGCCGCCTCGTCAATGGACACGCTGTCCACGAGGTAGTCATCGAACTCCTGGTCATGGATGGGTTTGGTCATCGATCCCCTCTTGCGCCAGCAGCTCGCGAGCGAGACGGTTGCGCCCCTCCGGGGTGTCCGCCTCCGTCTCCTGCACCACGTAGTACGCGTCCCGGTACATCTGGCGGAGCAACCCTCGCTCGATCTTCTCCACGGCACGCTCGCTCTGGCCGGTCACCTCGACCCGGTGAGCCTCCGCGCCCGTGGACTTGCGGATCACCAGCCACACGCGGGGCGCACCGGGGCGTCGTTTCTTGCGAGCGGAGACCGTCACCCCATCACCCTGTCCATGAGGTCGGCCGCCTGGCGAAGGGCGTTGGCCTGCTCCTCCAGTTGGTCGGCGCGAGCCCGGAGCGCTGCGGGGCTGTACGACTCGGCCGTGCCCACAGGACCGGGCGCCGCCACCCCTGCCTGTTCCGCGGGGGTAGTGGCCACCCGACCACCCGCGGCCTCCACCACCTGGGTGAAGTTGTCCCCGCTGCGGATCACGGTGCGGGTGTCCTTGTCGATCGCCCGCCACTTGACCAGCCCCCTATTCTCGGCCTCGTCCCAGGACCGCCCCAGGCGGCCGCTCTTGGGCTTCTTGCCGGTGTACGTGGGGGTGAGCCGAACCGCGTCCTGATCCAGCTTGCGCACGGTGGCCCGGCGACGGTACGCCCAGGCGCGGATCGACTCTCCGTTGCTGTCTATCGTGAACTGTGACATCGGGAAGGTACTTGCGCAGTGGGTGGACCGCCGGTCACGGGGCCAGGGTGGTCACGTCCACCTCCTCCAACGAGCCCCACGCCGTGCCCATCTCCACGTCCACCTCCAAGGGGAGGCCGTGGGCGGTGGGCCACCCCTCCATGATGTCCTTGGCGCCGAGCACCAACTCCGGCACGTCCCCTTCGGCCACTTCGAACACCAGGGAGTCGTGGACCATCATCACCAGGCGCGCGTCCAGGCCGTCGTCCAGGATCCACTGGACCGCCGACACCCCAGACGCCAGGCAATACTCGTGACCAGTCCCCTGGACCGGGGTGTTGAACGCCTGGCGCTGGCCGTGCCCCGCGGACCCCTTGTCCTCGTCTCCAATGTCGGGCACCGGCCGCCGCCGGGCGATCCCCCCGTCCCACCACGTCCACGTGCTCCCCGACCGGCTGGCGTCCGCGATCGTGCGCTTGATCCACCGGCGGAGAACCTTGAACCGCCCCAGGACAATGTCCTGGGCCTGCTCGGCCTCCTTGACGGAGATACCCGCCTGCTCCGCGAGCGTCTCCGGTGACTGCCCGTAGACCGTGCCGAAGTTGACCCACTTGCACACGCCGCGGCGGTGTTTCTGCTCCTTGGCCAGCGCCGCGCGAGCGTCCTCGTCCGGGGCGGTGTCTAGGGTGTACCCCAGTCCGCACGTTTCGAAGTCGTTGCCCCACAGCATGTCGCTCACCAACTCCGCGGTGCGGCGGTGGGGGTCCTCCCCGTTGAGGAAGATCTGGATCATCACCGGGTCACCGCTGAGCATGGCGGCCACCCGCATCTCCAGGGTCTTGTAGTCCAACTGGACCAGGCGGTACCCCGGCGCCGCCACGAAACAGTCCTTGACCCGCTTGGCGTACTGGCCGCGGCTCGGGATGGTCTGCATGTTGGGATCGGTGCAGGACATGCGCCCCGTCTCCGCGCCCATGATGTTGAACGAGCAGTGGATCCGGCCGTCCGGGGAGATGTGGGACATCATCCCCTGGGCGTAGGTCCCCTGGATCTTGTCCAGTTCCCGCCACTCCATGATCAGCTTGATGGCGGGGTGGGGGTTAGCCGCAGCGGCCAGGGTGGTCATCACCTGCTTGTCGGTGCTCGGCTTGCCCGTCTTGCGGCTCCGCTTGATCGGAACAAGTCCCAGCCCCCCGCGACTCGGGGGGTCGAACAGAAACGCAGACAGTTGATCGGGGGACCCGGGCTCCAACCCTGGGGCGTACCCGTGGATCTGAGCCAGGAGACGGGAGCACTCCGCGTCCACGAACGCGGACAAGCTCGACACCGCCTGCCGGTCCACGCCGATCCCCCAGTGCTCCACCCACCCCACAGCCCACGGGGCCCTGCCGAGGTGGCTGTCCCACAGCGCCCGGTACTCCGGGGCCATCTGGGGCTCCAGGTGTGCCGCCAGTCGGGCCGTGGCGCACGTGTCCCTGGCGTTGTACCGCTCCTCCACGGTGGTGTTGGTCAGGCCGTGGACGTACCAGTCGGCCTCCCCGTCCGCCATGATCGCCTCCATCCACGCGTCGGTAGGCGCGGGGATCCCCGTGAGGTCCGCGAAGGTGGTCTGGACCTTGTTGACGCTCCGCTTCTTGACCCACGCCTCGTCGGCCTGGCTCCGCGCCTCCTCCGGGGTCGGGGGGCGGCTCTTGGTCACCCTCTTGCGCCGCTGTTTCTTGCCGGCCTTGTTGACCCGCTCCTCGTACTCCCACTCCACGGGGACGGGCTTGCGGGCGAAGTTCCGCATCCGCTTGAGGACCGTGCGGCACACGTCGAAGTGCTCGGCGGCCTCCCCTTTGTGCCCGCCCATCCCCACCAAGTTGGACAGCTCGTCCAGGCCGCCGCTCCCGTCCGCGCGGATCTGCTTGGCGTGGATCATGGTATCAGCGCCGGTCCACTTTGCCCCCACGTCCTCCCCGGTCACCAGGCGCACCGCGTTGAGGTCGTACTTCAAGTTGTGCCCGCCAAGGCGGGCGCCGTGGAGGATCTTGAGGAGGTACGGGCGGCGGGGGTCACCCTCCTGTAGCGCCTCCCCGGGGAACATCCACACCACGTCGGACCCCACCTCCGCGAAGGACAGGCACACGATGCGGAAGATCGGGCGGTAGGCCTTGCCGAACGTCTCGGTGTCGAACATCACGTGGCGCCCCCGGAGGGCTTCCCACGCCGCGGCGGCGTCGTCCTGGTCCTCCACCCGGTTCATGTACGCGTCCCACGGGACGGCGCCGGGGTCGGCGGTGCAGGCCCACTCCACATCCTCTCGGAGCCACTGGGTGCGCACCCTGTTCCCCGCCGTGATGAACACGTCGGGGAACAGGAACACCAAGGTGCCGTCCTTGGTGCGGGTCCAGGCGCGGCGGACCTTGGCGGTGTTGGCCGTGCGTCCCAGGATCGCCTTGGCGGCCATGTGGCCGAAGCACAGGATCCGTTCCGGCTTGGTCACGTCCAGAGCCCGCCGCATGTACGGGGCACACGCGGCCATGGCCTTGTCCACGTCCTTGGCAGTCCCGGCGCACTTGAGCGCGTAGTCGAACGCCACGGGGGCGTTGGCCCACCCTCGGATCATCTGGGCCCACCGCCGCTCTCGATGGGTGGCCCACGGCCGCCCCAGGAGGGCCCCCTTGGCGGAGGGACGGTCCCCCACCACGAGCACCCCGCCAGGCTCGCCGGCGGGGCGCATACAGGTGTGGTCCCCCACGCCCCCCAGGTCGCACCGCTGGCACAGGGGGTCCGGCTGGAGGGGCTTGACCCCGTCGATCGGCAGGTCGGTGGTGGGGTACAGGGGGAGGCGGATCACCCCAGCACTCCCGGGGGCAAGTCGGACGGGTTGCCGGGTTTGGGCTGCGGCGCCTGGGGCTTGACCCCCGCGTAAGCCTCCAGCGCCTGGGCGATCAACGACTGGTAGTGCTCCATGGTGATCTCATTGCGCCGGACGGCGCCGATTCCCATGAGACCAGACACCACGTGAAGGGACACGGCGATCCCCTCCAAGGCACGGAGGCGGCGCGCCTCCATGGCCACCTTGGGGTCGGTAGCCGCTAGGGTGCGCTCGACCATGACCACCACGCGTTCCTGGTCCTTCTCGCCGCCCAGGACCATGCCCTGCTCGACCATGATCTTGACCAGGGCTTCGGCGCGCTCGCGGTGGGGTGTCTTGGTGTCGTTGGTCATGCGGCCTCCTTAGGGATCGTGGCCAGTTGGCGCTCGATTCGCTTGCGGAAAGTGTCCGCCTTGACCCGGGCGAACGCGGGAACCCGCCCACGGTTGGCCAGGGCCCACTCCACGAGGTCGTCACGGGACACCCGCGCCAGGGCTGCCGTCACCGCGGCCTTGAGGCCCTTGGCATTGACGATCGGCTTCATCCACTCGGGGGTCTCCCCCTCCGGGACCCCCGTGGTGTCGGCCAGGGGCTGGTCCACCTTGGGGGCACCGGGGCCAGACTGGCGGGTGGTGGGGGAGATCTCCCCTGCCTCCGCGCCCTCCGGGGCCGGGGGCCTGTTCTTGCGCTCGACCTCGTGGCCGGTGGCCAGGTCGTACTTGACCTTGGTGCCGTCCTGGAGGGTGAGCACCCCGAACCCCTGTTTGCGGCTGGTCTGGACCCGCACGATCTCCACCCCGTCGTACCGGGCGCCAACCTCGTAGTGAGCGCTCCCGTCCTCGGCGGCCGCCCCCTTGCCTGGATCGGGGGCCTCCCCGCCGCTCATGCGGTCGTAGTACGCCAGGGCCTCTGCGGGGTCGAGCCCCGCGGCCTCCATCTTGACCGCGGCAGCAGCAACCGGGGCGGATCGTTTGGGTACGGGCTCCACCGCGTCACGCTTGGCCTGGGCGGCGGTTTCCAGCGGAGCGTCGGGGGTCTTGATCGCCTCGGCCTGGTTGCTCCGAGGGGGCGCCGGGACCGCATGGATCACACCCCCCACGGCGCCGTCCACCACCTCCTGGCCCGGTTGGCACGCGGTGATGGCCTGGGCCTCGTCGGCGTAGGGGGTGCCCACCATGACCTTGCCTTCGATCGTGCGGACCATGTACCGGGCGGGCGCCACGGCGTGGGTGTCGGGGTAGTCCTGCCCCGCGGGAGGGCTCGGAGGTTCGGGGGGCGGCGCCTCCTCTCGTTGAGCTACCTGTGCAGTGGCGAGCATGGCACGGATCGCGGCGAGCACGTCCACGGCGTCGGTGGTGCGCTCACACGTGATGCACACCTCCAGGGTGATCGGCTGGACTCCATCCGCGTGGAGTTGAAACGACTTGATCTCGGGTGGCTTCATGGTGTGTCTCTTGCGCGGCTAGTCCGTCCGCGTGTCGATGTCCGTGGCGTGTTCCACCGCCATGGCCACCGCGGCACGGACCAGTTCGGGGTCGGTGTCGTCCAGGTCTTGCCCTCGGGGGAGGACCACTGCGTACGCGCGGCGGCCGTCCACCCGAAGGCTCTCTGCCACCCCCACCCCCTCGCGCCAGGAGTCCCCGTCCAGGGCGATGATCAGGGGGCGCTGGGCTCGGCGGAGGCGCTTGATCTGGGATGGGGTGGGCTTGCCGAGACAGGCCACCGCGTTGGGCCAGTGGCGGAGGGCGTCGAACGGCCCCTCCGTCACCAGGAGAGGTTCCTCGGTCACGCGCGCCAGGGCGCAGTCGTTGTAGAACGTGGACTCCCTGTCCATGTTTCCCGCGGTCCAGTAGGGGACAGGATGGGGCCTGCGGATCGCAGCACCCACCCATCCGAGCCACTCCCCATCCGGCCCGGGGATGGGCATGATCACCCGCTGGGCGTGGTCCCCCTTGCGGGCGTACCCCAGGCGCGCCTCCGCCACCACGTGGTCGGGGACACCTCGGCCCCGGAGGTACGCCCGCGCCGGTTCCAGTAGGCGGTGGGTCCCCGGGAGGGCGTGGTACTCGCTGGGTTCCTCGATCGGGGGGCGCTCCTCGGGCACGTCCTCCCACCCGTCGTCGTCCACCTCCTCCCAGTCCCCCGGAAGGCGCCCGGTGACGCCGCATCGCCAGCACTTCCACCACCCGCTGTGGGTGGACACGTACATCTTGGGCTTGCGCTCCCGCGCCGTTTGGCAGTCGGGGCAGTGGATGTGGTAGTAGCCCGCGGAGTTGGGGGACTCCCCCTCGATCCGCTCTTGGATCTCGGCGTTGGTGGCCATGGTCTACAGGCTGTCGTCGGTGAGGCCGGCGCCGAGTGGCACCATGCGGCCGCGGTCCATATCCATGGGGAGGGGACCCACCAAAGTGCCCGCGCCGGGTCCGCGGTTCTTGGCGATGTGGTAGTGCCGGTCCTCGGGGTCGCCGTCCGCCGGCTTCCAGATCGTGATCACGGTGTCAGCGGTTCGCCCCTTCCACCGGCTGTCGGACAGGTCATCGGCGCCGGGGATCTTCTTGCCGTCCAAGTCCTTGAGCTGCGAGCCGGTGACCGCCCACGTGCGGTCGTCCACCGCGATCTGGCGCACCCCCTCGTACACCACCTTCATCTCCTCGTAGCTGCTCAAGCCGCTGCGGCCGCTGGAGAGCTTGTCGGCGTAGTCCACGATCAGCACGTCGTACCCTCCGCCGAACGCGGGGTGATCTTCCACCGCCTGGGCCACCAACTGCCGCAACTGGTTGGGGGTGCTCCCTTGGGGCAGGTACTCCACCGCCAGGGCGCCCACCTTGGGATGGGCCAGCATCCGGTCGAGCTTGTCCTTGGCCGCGTGGTCGCTCCGCTCCACGGCGCGCATGGACTCACCAGTGACCCAGGCGATGGCGCGGACCAGTGTCTCGCTCACCCCCTCCTCCGTGGGGACGTAGATCACCCGCTTGCCCGCCATCCAGGCGAAGCACCCCACGTGGACCAGGGTGGCGGTCTTGCCCACCCCCATATCGGCGCCGATCACGGTGAGGGTGCGGGGGTGGATCCCGCCCCCCATGGGGTCGTCCAGTTGGGGGATCCCCAGAGGGAGGCGATCGGTGCGGCGCAGTTCATCGATCCCCGCCCACACAGACTTGGACAGGAGGGTGCTCCCGGTGGCCACCTCCTTGCCGATCCGCTCGGCGGTGTCGATCTCCGCAGCGTACTTGACCAGGCTCTTGCCCTTGCCGTGGTCCAGGGACATTCGACGGAGAATGTCGGCGTTGGCGCGGGCGCGGAGCACCTTGGCCGCCTCCGTGACCAACTGGTCGGTGTGGGGAACCCCGGCGTCCTCCACCATGTCGAACAGTTCGGCGGCGTGGTCCACCTGGCGCTGGGTGAGCCGGCCGCTGTCCACCGCAGCCATGAGGCGCTGGAGGACCAACGTGGGGGACGTGGGCCCTTCCCCCGTCTCCCGCGCGATGGCGGCGCAGGCCTTGAGCAGTTCCACCCCCCGGTCGTCCCGCAGGCACTCGGGGTCCAGGTGCATCCCGATCAACCCCCAGAACCGGGGGACTACGCAGGACGCGTACACCAAGGCGCGCTCAAAGGCGCGGTCGAACTCGGTGTACTTGGTGGGGTCATCAGAAACGGCGCGAAGGGGGCGAACTTGTGGTGTAGACATCCGATCTCCATGCGGGGTGGTCAGCCCCAGATCCACACGCCACGGTCCAGAGACGCGATGTCCCGCCGCTTGGCGGCGACACACTCCTGGCGGACACGAGCGAGCAGGTCATTGTACCTCTCCTCCGGGATGATCTGGTCCACGATCTCCACCGCGGCGGCGGCGTCCATGGGACGCTCCCTGCGGAGGCGTTGGAGGGCCGCGGCCCGGAGGTCGAGAAGCTGGGCGCGGGCTTCCCCGTTGACCGCGATCTGGTCGAGGCGGGGAGCGGACTTGACCACCCGTTGGACGTACCGCCCCACCATGGTGGGCCCGGCGGCCGAGAAAAACTGCGGGGGCTTGCGGGATCGCTCCACCTCCGCGGTCCACACGTGGTCGAAGTACACCCACGGGCTCACCCCCTCGGCACGCAGGATCCGCGCCCCTTCCGCGATCGACTCCAGGCGCTTCTTGCTCACCCGCCCCTGGTAGTCCTTGCCGGTCTTGCGGCGGTGGACCCCCTTCCACGCCACGAGCATGGCGTCGGCCAACTCCTGCTCGTCCCCACCGTGGCAGTTCTCGGCGCCGGGGAGGCGCGGGGGAGGCAGCCGGGTGTACCCGGGCACGTCGTCCAGGAGACGGGAGCGGATCGCGGCCTCCACCTCGGGGGGCATCCGCCACGGACCCGGGGCGCGAGCCCCTACCTGTCCGTGGAGTGTGGCGCCCCGGGCACGGCCATCTTCGCCCCGGAGGTACCGGACGTGGCTCCCCTCCGGGGGCGCCGCGGCCTGGTCCCGCGCCGAGAACCGGGCAAGGACGCCTGCCGCGGTCCCGGGGGTGGGGTCCGGGGTGGGGACGGGTTGCACCTCCTCGTCTTGCGCATCGAGGCCCGTGTTGGGATCGGGAACAGGGGTGGGGGCAGCGCCCCCACGCTCCGCGCGAAGCGCGGAGCTATCCCCCACACCCCCTTTCTTAATTTCTTCTTTCTTAACTGGCTGGGTAACACCCTTGGGAACACCCTTGGGAACACCCTTGGGAACACCCTTCCCCTGCGGCGTAACTCCTTGATCTTCCTGCGGATCCGCGACCGCGGGAACACCCTTGGGAACACCCTTGGGAACACCCTTGGGAACACCCTTGGGAACACCCTTGGGAACACCCTTGGGAACACCCTCCCCGGCCTCCAGGAACTCCCTGAACC